ACCGCTGTGATTTGGCGATAATTTAGTGTAATTTACAAGTTTTGAATTACTCATAGTCATTCCTCACTTTCATTTTTGTTGTACTTGTAAGCTGATAAACCGAGCAGAGCGCCTAAGAAGGTGTCAACGGCTGTGATAGTGCCTACAATCTGTTCGCCGTATGGCAAGCCCCAAATGCCTGCTACGGCAAAGTAAAGTGTACCGATTGCAGGCAGTACGATAAGAGCAATGTATTTAAGTACATCATAGATTTTGTTTGTCATTTTCATTATTATCATCCTTTCAATTTAAATCTTCCGCCGAATGTGCCGACTGGTTGAGGTACTTATCAATCTTATTGATAGCCTCGGTAACTCTGCCGTTACAACCCTGCTGTTTCAGACCATCAAGACACGCACGGAGTGCATACATTGTCAAGGTCTGCTCGCCTTTGATTTTTTTGATTTCAGCGTTCTGCTTTTTGTTGTTTTCGATAAATTTAAAAACACCAAATACAACACCGCCAATTAAAGCTAACGCAGATATGATTTCGGCAAGCTGTACAATATCAATCTTCATCGCTTTACACCTCGCTTTCTGTCGGCTCATCAATGGTTGGATTATCACCCCATACAGCCATAACAGCGTTGTAGTATTCGTCCGACAGCACCGTTTTGAGCTGTTCTCTGCCCGATTTGCTGTTCATGTATGCGTTGCGGATGTTTCCGCCGACCTGCATTTCTTCACCGTTAAAGGTCAAAAACTGCTGTCTGAGTACCGACACGCTGTCCTTTGTGAGCATATCGAGTGTGATTTTTTCTTTAAGTTCCATAATTTTTACCTCCGTTATTTAATTTTGTACAAGCAAATCACATTAATTTGCTCGCCTTCTGCAAATGTGTAAGCCGTCTTATCCTGAGTCGAAAACTGTAGCCAAGTGTTATTTTTCGGAATGGCAAATTTAAAGAGCTTGCCAAGGTTTGAAATACCGACACAAAAAACATTGTCCTCGGAAATACATTTGTACGGCAAATCAATCAGCGGACACATGCTATTGCCGGCAAGAGATACTGCGTTCATTTTGACCGTTGCACTGACGATTACGATGTCACCAATCGTCTTATATGTACAGCTTGCATTTTTGATTTTATCGGTGACAGTTGAATACGGTGTTAGAGTTGCAGTACCGCTCTCTATGTTGGCAGAATCGTATTTGCTCGAAAGAAGCGTGTCAACATCTGACTTGTCAGCTTTGTTGCCGAGAAGCTCGTCTGTTTCTTCCGATGAATAGAGTTCGTTCGCCTTGTAATAATAAGCGTCAAGATATTCAACGCTTGGAAAATTAACTCTGCTGTCTGTGATGTCCGTTTTTGAGCTAACCTTGTTTGCGTTGTCCTCTTTCGCTTTAAGAGCATTGGCTACATCTGTTGCATTAGCCTTGCCTGCAAGAGATGTTTCTGCCGACTGCATTCGAGCCGACAACTGACTGACAGTGCTCTTCTCGGCTTTGTTGGTTACGGCAGAATCAATCCCGTTAAGCCTTGCGTTGAGGCTTGAGGAGCTTCCCCTTGCGGTTTCGACTTCTTTTGTAATTTCCGCAATAGAGCTTGCGCCTGGAAAGGCTTTGCTGTCGTCATTGATTACACTTTTTCCTACACGCAAACAAACGGTTTCAGCGGTTATGATTTCATCACCTTCTGTAAGCACAATGTCCATTTTACAAATGCCTGATAATGCGAGCATTGTGTCTATAAGCGTAACTGTGACTACATTATTTTTTGTGTCAACGACAGCGGCTACACTGTCCGCAACGATTACATCGTCAACCGTGGCATTGACTTTTGCCGACATCGTAGATGTTAAATCTACAACTTCGCCGTTGACCGTAAATGTAAAATCAATAATGCGTGAACCTTTGTCACCCTGTCTGACCTCTAAAATTTCGTAGTTTTTACAGCTGTTAATTTCGAGCGTCATTTTCGTATGGTTGATGTTCAACTTTATTCACCTCATTTTACTATATAATCAGATAATTTTGATTTTGGTGTGCCGAGTTCGAGGCTGTTCCATCGTTCAAGCACAATATCATAATCTGTTTTTATGATTTTTGCCTGCAAACTGTCATTAGCCGTGTCTATGTAAACTGTATCGCACAAATGCAAATCCAACATCTCATCAAGCGTTGTGGGATAATTAACCTTGACATTAAGCGTAGGTGCTCCATTGGTACTTGCAAGCTGCCCCCTTAACACCTGAGCCTGTATGTTAAGTTTCTGAATCAGCAGGTCTTTGTTTTCGCCCGTCTGCGCATTAAAATTCCAGTAGCCCGTCGTATTACCAATATCCACTGAACCACCGTTTGTTACATCAACAGCTTTAACCTTAATTAACTTTGATTTGTGGCTTTTAAGTTCCTGTGGCTGTGAGCAAAGCACAACATTGCGCTTTGCATAGGTATCATAGCAAGTTGCATATGCCGCCACATGCGAGCAAATATCGTCCGAATCAAGTGTTTGCGTTAAACTGCTCAGATTTTTTCCCCACTTTAAATGATATTTAGTAGTTGTTCCACGGTTTTTTAAAAGAGACACATTGAAATTGTCATATTTATACTCGCCTCCGAAAACATCAATAAGTGAGCCGTCAGCCCCACCCATAAAATCTCCGAGAGTACACGGAGTAACAAAACCGAGCGTCATAGAGGATTTTGCGGTGATATCGGATGTAAATTTAAAGTTGTGCGCCCACAAGGTCATTTGCGTTTGTAATCCCTCCTCTTGCCCCGTGCAAAGGCGATACCACCATTCCGCAGGTGTGCACATTATGTCTGTCTGATTTTGTACTTCAACCAAAAAATTATTGTACAAATTATGCTTGATATGCTTTGCTTTGATTACAACGGATTTTTTATCTTTGTACTGCAAATTATAGATTTCAAAGAATTGCGGTTCGTCTGTCGGATTTGGTTTTGCTTTGACAAAAAGTTGTGTATCAAGCAAATCGGCGCAGTCATCTGTCACCAAAAGCTCAATTTCAAGCAAATAGTCGCCGTTGCGTTCTTCGGTAACTTTTCCGCTTATAATCTCGGTCATCATACCGATTTTTAACATTGCACTTTGGTTCAAGATGTGGGTTGTGTTTTGCAATTTATAAAGCAAGGGATAGAACATTTACAAACGCCTCCAATTCGGGGTAATGCTAATCTCGGCATTGCTGACAGCTGTAACCGTAACCTGATTATTTCCGGTGGAAAATTCAGGCGGTAATGTGTCGTTGATAAATTTCGATGTACCGTCAGATTTATACGCTCTATACTGCATTGATTCACCGTCAAGCAGAGCGTAATCATAACCCGCAACGCAAGACAAAATATATTTTGTTCCGTTAATAGTTAAATTAGCCTTAGCATTACTGCTACTGCTTGTATTTGTGTTGGTAATCTTAATAGTCGGCAAACTTATGTATTTTTCGGGATTACGCAAATTCACCGCCTTATTAACCTCTAATTCAATAGGTTTAGCACCAATCTCCGAGTACCACCAAGGCACACGATTGAATTTGATTTTGGTTGAAAGCAACGAGGGCAACTCCCGCACAATGCTATCAATATTTGATATGTAAGCATTAGTGAAATAACCGGGATTATAAGTGTCTTTGTACTTCTGATATCCCCGATTTAAGGTCAGCCATTCAGTAACAGCCTTAGCAAGGTGATGTGCGGACATCTCAGACAAATACGGCAGAAAACAAATTTCTCTTTCAAACTCCACATTCTGCCACCTGCCATTATCGAGGAGAATGTCGCCGTCCTTGTATGGGATTTCAATTGCTGAAATATCCCTTTTGGAAATTTCGTGCTGTGGAGCTTGTACGAATCTGCCACAAAAATAAGACAGCCATTTGTCTGCAAAATAAAAGTTATGCATATGCTCTCTGCCTCCTTGTTATTTCATCGGCAAGCCTGTTGCTGATATCATCAACCAAGCTGTCAATGTCCATATCGTTATTAATCGCAACAGAAGGAATGTTAATACTGATATTGTTGACTATATTGGTTGAATCGTTTTCAAAAACTGAGCCTCTGCCTTCACGCTTTGATTGACGATACTCCTCAGCCTCTTGAGCTGTGAGAACTGCCTCGCCCGCATCAAGATAGGCGGCATATTTATCGTGGGGAACATAGTCAATGCCTGCCCTGAATCGTGGCAATGTAACTTCGGGAATCGGGTCAATCTCCCAGCCAATCATTGATGTTGCCCAGTCAATGCCTGAAAGCAGTCCGTTAATAATGCCGATTACGCCATTGATTATGTTTTCGACAATCGTTGGTAAGATATTGAATACATTTTTAAAAATTTGAACAACACCGTTCCACGCCTCTTCCCAGTTGCCACTGAAAACACCTTTTATAAACTTAATAACTCCCTCGAACGCTCCTGTGAGTGGTTTGAGTAAGTTTTTTACACTCTCAATCGCATTGCCCAAAACATTGCTGAAAATTTGAGCTAACCATTCGATCACCGGTACAAGCGCAGGAATAAGCGTTTCAAGCATTTCGCCGAGCAAGTCTAAAACAGGACGGAGCGCATCAAAAACCTGTGTAATAACAGGCGACAACTGCTCAAAAACAGGCTGTAAAGTTTCAATAATCGTATTGCACAAATCGCTGATTATCGGGATAAGAGGTGTAAGCAAATCGTTAAGGAATGTCGCTAAATCCTCAATAATCGGAGTGAGTGCCGCTAATAAGCCGTTGAGTAACACGCTGGCAAGCTGAATAAACATTTCGATAACGGGCGTTAAAAGCTCTACAAGAGTACCAAACAATGGCATAATCGCCGTTATTATCTGCATAAAATACGGAAGTAAATCCTGAATGATTTGCAAAAGTGGCGGAAATAATTGTTCAACAATCTGTACAATGATAGGGGCTAACTGCTCCATAAGCTGAGCAATAAACGGTAGTAACTCCTCAATTAACGGCATTATCTGCTCAAGCATTGACACAATTATCGGAGCTATCTCTTCGCAAATGTTGATTAAAACGGGGGCAAGGTTGTTTGCCACGCTCTCAATCAATGGTGAGAGCTGTTCGAGGAGTTTACCACCAAGACCGATAAGAGAGTTAAGGACAGGCTCGGCGACAGCACCAATCTGAGCCATAGTGTCGGATAACTGCTGATGTGCCCTGTTAGATTCCATTACATCGCCGTTTGTTTTCTTATACTGAGCAGAGGCATCCGAATACAGCGATGTGAGCGTGGATGTGATTAACTGCTGTCGCTCTTGCTCCGAAGAGCATTTTGCAAGTTTTTCATTAAAAGCATCCTCAGACACACCCATCCAGTTAAGAGCATCAGCAAGCGGACCTGTTACCTGTCCGACTTTCGCTGTTTCGTTCGCCGCCTCAGTTAAGCCTTCAATCGGAAGTGAATCGCCAAACTGACCGTAAACACCTGTGCAGATTTCTGTCCAAGATTGCAAATCTTTGGTAGAATTGCAAAGCAAAGAAAGGTGGTTTGCGGCTTCTGTCGCTTGTCCGCTGTCACCTACTACGGCATAGAGGTCGGAATATGTTTGCTTTGCGTCTGCCGCTGAGAATTTGTTGGTGGTGAAAGCTGTGTCAAGTTTTCCCATTTCTGTTCGGTATTCTCGGGTGCTCTCTGCGACAGTGGACAATGCTCCTACGCCTGCCGCCGCACCTCCGACCATTGCCGCTCCCCATTTGCCAGCAGTTTTGATACCGTTACCCAAGGTTGCGGCAACACCTTTACTCTTTTTGTCAGTTTCAGAAATTGATTTATTTGCCTCATCGTTATTAACGAAAATCGAGCCAAACAACTTAAAGATTTCAACAGCCATTATTAGCTACACCTCCTCCCATTTGTAGTTATCAAGATAATCTGCAATCTTGCTTTCGACAGTTTCGACATTTACGGTTTCTTCCGCACCTGTCTGCATTTGATTTTTAACCTTGTTTACAAAATCAACATATGACACACCTGTAAATCTGCCTGTCATCGTGAGCATATATGCTTTGTAGAGCATTTCGTCCTCACGGTCATTAATCGCATTTTGAATAATCTCATTAGCCTCTGAAAAAGACAGCCTTTGTAGTATGGCAGTATTGCCGCAACAATACTGCATGAGCATTCCAAATGTTCTTACTTCAAGGCTGAGAGCGAGGTAAAAAAACTCTTAATATCGTTCTCCCTGATGATTACCTTTACATTGTCAAGGACTTCGGGGATACTTAATTTACTTACATCATCTGCCGTAATGTCGCCTCTGATATCGGCCAGCAATGAATAAAATTCCTGTTCTGTTTCTTTGGTTGCCAAAGAAGTTAACAGAGTAATCACAAATTCAAGACCGACTGCTTCAGTGTTGACCGTTTCATCTTTGTTGCTATTTTTGACAGCAATGCGATTTGCAAAGTCTGCAATTTCCTCTTTGATGTCTGCTCTTTTGATAATGCGAGCAAGAGTGAATGCGTCTTTAATGCTTAATTTTCTCATAATTATGCCTCCGTTGTTTCTGTCGGTCTGAAAATTTTAAACGGTGGTTTGATTTCGTCCTCTGAATCATAAACCTCAGGTGAAAGATTGCCGTAGAACTGAGCTTCTACTTTGCCGTTGTCCTTGTCAGCAATCGCAAGTGTAAGACCATTTTCATTAAAGCCGTTGAATACCTGAATAATGCACGGCTTATTCTCTCCGAGGAGACAACCTACCCAAGTGATATTCTGAATGTAGTCACTGTCAAGAATAACATCTCTACCCGTAATTACATCGTAGCCTGCGACCTTTTCGTCTGTGCCTTTGTCGGCAATTCCAAGACCGTAAATGAAGTTCTGAGTAGTCATTTCGGCAAGGGTTGCTTTGATGTAAACTTCCCAACCGTCAACTACGGTGTCGCCTTTGGTACGGGTTTTTACTCCGTCAAATTCAAGCCGTCTGAGTGTCGGCTTTGCCGAAAATTCACCGCCTTTTATCGTTACGCCAAGGCACTTGCCTGCCTTTTTGGCGCTTGCGTATGTGTCCGTAGCTGGATCATAGTTTGCAAAAAATGCACCTGCATCAAGGAGCATATGGTCAGCCGTCTTGGCATTATATCCGCTGTACGGCTTTATTTTTCGTGGCTTAACTGTTGCCATTTTTTAATCATCCTTTCTGTATCTTCTCATTTCGAGGGTGAACATCACTCTCTTTATTGATTTGTCTGATTCGGCAATATACTGCCTATCGCAGTTATTATAAAATTTGTAAAAAACATCATTGACCGAATATGTAGCCTTTGCTATGTTGTTGTAGATTTTGTCCACAACATCATCAATAGTTGCCGTAGTCTGCCTGTCATAAACATTAACCGTCACAACAAACTTGTCATACGGCTCATCCGTGTAGAGCTGTTTAACCTCATATACAAGGCGAGGAAATCCGCTGTCAGCTTGCAAAAAATAAGAGGGTGCATACTCAGCGAATAAGTCTTTCAAAAATTTTTTGATGTTATTCACCACTGTATTCCCCCTCGTTAAGTTTTCGCTCTGCCTCTTCCGTGCCTACAGCACTGAGGTATTGCTGTTCAATTTTTATAATGTCTTTGATGTTGCTTTCGGCGGCGTCGCTCAATGCTCCGATTTTCGGATATTTGCTCGTTCCGATTTCTTGGTATAAGCCATAAAAGCCGCCCGGCTTAAACCCAACTTGCAGATCGGGTATTTCCTGCTTGCTACGCACCCAATACTGCGTGTTTTTCGCTAAGCGCCCCGACCTGCGTTTTATTTTCTGCCGTGTTCTTTTACATACGAGCTTGCCTACATCACGCAGAGCGGCTCTCTCAAGCTCCTTAAGTGTGTACTGTATGCGGTCAACATTGCTGATTATCTCAACACCGTCTTTGGTGATTTTGACTGCTTTAGGTAAAGACATTATTTTCACCTACCACATCAGTTAAATACAACTCTGTATGCTCTGTTCCTTTGATTTGATATGCACGATAGATTTTGAACTTTTTATTATCGAGGTAACAAAATTCTTCGTTCTGATACTCGAAGGAATTAATTTCAAGCATACATTCGGGTTTTAATCCATTAGCTTGAGCCTGAAAGAACTCGGATTGTCTGACATATTGCCGCTGAGCATAGACCTTGCGGAGCTTTTCGGACTGAACGATTTCACCGATATCGTTTGTTGTTTCGTTATAACCCGAAACAAGCGAAATCAAAGTATCTGCATTCATTCTGTTTGTGCTCCTCTCGCCGCCATCGCATCACGCAATTCTTCGTAATGCCGTGCCCATTCGCTATCAGCTGTCACCGAAAAATAAGCACGGCAATAGAATTTGATTGCCTGCATAACAAGTGCAGTTGAGTTTTTGTCGGTGACATTAACTCCTGCACCTGCCATGTCGCTTTTGGCAGAATCAATGAGGGCAGATATTTCATCGTCAAACAGCACCGTATTGATACGGAGCGAAACCTTTACGGCTTCAATTTCATTAGATACTGCCATAATTCAAACCTCTTTTAAGCGCTCTTTTTAACAAGCTTAACAAGACTGTGAGTATCCACGACCTTACCGTCTGCAAGCATTACGGCTTTAAGGACTGTGTTATCGGTGTCGTCCTCTTCGTACTTCTTGACACTTAAGCCCATTACCTCATTGAAGATGTAATCGTTAAGATTGAACATCATCGCAAAGGTTGTGTCAGCTGAAACCGTGTCAGCATACGAATCCATATAGCCGTCTGTCGGGATAACAGCACGACCGAAAAGTGAGAGTGACGGCTTGCCGTTAAGTCCTTCGGACATACGAGCGACAGGCTGACCGTTGCTGTCTGTAATGCCCATGAATGCAAAGAACGACTTCTTTGTCATCAGCCATACAGCGTCATCGTATGCAGCAGGAAGAGCCGCCTCGGCGGAACAAAGTGTTGAATATGTAAGTTTGCCGGTTTTTGCAATTTCAATTGTCTGGCCTTCGGGGGGAGTGCAAGAAAGAATGCCGGTTGGCGAACCTGAACCCGAACCCTTAATAATTGCCATTTCACAGGCCTTAACAACTGCATTCTTAATCTGGTCAATAAACTGTGATTCAAAAATATCAAGTGCAGTCTTTGTCATAAAGAGCGAGAACGCAACCTTGCATTCAAGCTTATAGCCGGCAAAGACAACCTTGTCAGTAGTTACTTTCTGCTGGTCTGAACCCTTTTCCTCATCAACCCAGCTTGCTGTTGGACGGATGTTCTGTGTAGGGATAAGGAGTGCTGTCGGATAAGCCGTCTTGAACACTCTTGCGTAAATTTCGCCGATTTTTTCAAGTTCAACGATTAAACGCTGATACATTGTGGTCGGCACAATAGCCGCCGCAGTGCTTGATGTGGTCTGTGATGCCACATTCATAAACTTCTGTGGCACGGGTACGCCGTTCTGAATATAGTTAGCGAATGCTTTTCTGTATTCAAGTGTTGCGTACATATCCGTTACCTTTTCGTCCTCATCTGTAAGGTCGATGTTTGTCTTGTGATTTTCAAATGGTGCAGGCATTTTGATTCCCTCCTCCGCATTTTTGTTTGCCTTGTTTACAGCAGAGTTTTCAAAGTCGTTGTCGAGCTTATCAATCTGCTGTGTAATCTCTTTCGCTTCGGCAAGCTTATTCTCTGCAATGAGCTTTTTTGCCTTGTCATAAAGAGCATTTCTCTTGTCGAGATATTCCTGTTTGTTCATTCTTCTTCAACTTCCTTTCGTTTGAGTAATTCAAGTTTTGCTGTAAGCTGTGTTTTTTCGTCCCTCATCTGTTTGATGATTGTATCAGGGATAAGGCCGTTAAGGCTTGCCGCAAGTTTAACCTCTTTTGGCTTTTCGGCGTATTCCGTGACCTTGTCAATAAAGCCTTTTTTAACTGCCTCATCAGCAGTGAACCAAGTTTCCTTGTCCATAAGTCCAATAAGCTCGTTCTCGCTCATACCCGTTTTAAGTTGGTAAGCTGTTGCAACGGCTTTACTTGCTTTAAGCAACACGTCCGATTCATGTGCCATGTCATTGTAATCGCCTGCGGCATAGCTTGAAACATTATGAATCATAAGCATACCTGTTGGCACAATTTCAGATGTGCACGCACAAGCGATGTATGAAGCGGCCGAGGCGGCAAAAATGACCTTGATTGTTGCATTGCTCTCGGCGAGCATATCGTAAATTTCTGAGGCGGCAAAGATGTCACCACCTGATGAATTGATAACAACCTGCACGCTCTCGTCGTCCGTCACATCATCAAGCTGTGAGCGAATGTCGGCAGGGCAACAAGAGGCTACTCCAAACCAGTCGTAAATCCACTTGTCATCGTTCGTAATGATAGGACCCTTAATGTCAATCGTTTTCGGCATCATTTTCACCTCCTTCGTCAACTGCAACTGTATCTAATCTTCTGAGCGGAGTATCACCGCCCGGAACAGGAGCAAGACCAAGTGATTCTCGCCATTCGTTCGGGAGCATTGCTCCACGGTCTACCATTCCGGCGAAATTCAGTTTTGTTTTAAGGCTTGCAGATTGTAGATTGAACGAACCTACTGCGATGTAATTTCCACAACTGCGCTGACGGCGAGTGAATAGTTTCCGTGTCAGCTCGTTTTTAAGCTGAATAATTTTAGGTGAAATCACCGCCTCAAAATAGGCGTTTTCTTCATCTTCGTTCGCTGTTGATGTGATAATTTTCGCATTAGTGTTAAAAAGCTCAAGGATTCTGTTTTTTGTTCTGTCCATCTGCAAAGCATTGGGGACATAGTCGTTCGGGGTTATCTGATTTGCGTCAACCTTTGCATCCACTGCCGCAACGCCCACGGAGCTGTTACTGATGTTAAGGTAGTTATCAGCAAAAGCTTTTGCGTTCTTCTTCAAGTCCTCAGGGCGCAACGATGAAGTATATTTCAGCAACCATTTAATTACGCTTGAATTTCGGATAGCACTGATGATGCCGCTGTCGGTTGTTTCAACAATTTCAAGCAAAGGAGCAAGAGCCTTAAATTTACCGCTTCCAAATATATCGTTCTCTGCGAAGTCATCACGCAAGTGTATAACATCTTCGGAAGCAAAGCGGTAAGTCTTGCCGTTTGCAAGAATAAATTCATACACAAGGTTGCCATTCGTATCATACAAATCCGTAGCTGATTTAGCCGGTATGAAATACAATTCCATAGGCAAGCCGTTTGTGTCTCTAATGATGAGCCAAAAAGCATTACCTGATAAGGACAACTGTGTGCTTGTCCTATATAGGAGCATATCCATTGTTGCGTACGGGTTTGGTTCTTCAAGCAAAAATTTGACATAAGGCTCGGGATTGATTAAGAGGTCTTTTCCACCGTCAACGATTGTTTCTCTTATGTGTTTAATGGATAACTTCGAGAATCTGAGAGCCTGTGCATTAACGCAAGCTCGGACGGTGTCGGAATCATATGCCCTGTTGCCCCACAAAAAGAAATTTGAATTATTCTGTGTGACAAGTTCAACCCTTGAAAAATTCTTTGTTTTTCTGACATTGCGAACAGAATTTAAAAAGTTCTTAAATTTTCCCATTCTCTCACCTCCTAAACAATGCTTAGGTATTCATCTTCGTACTCAAAATATATCGTGTAAGCGTCAAGTAATGCCGCAGTACCGTCAATTCGTCTTGTTGACTTTGAGGTCTTAATCGGCTGTATATTACCGTTTCTGTCCTCATCTATTGCGGTGTTTGCGAGACACCATTTATCAATTGGATTGTTGTTGTAAATTATTCTTTTCTTTACAAGGTCTGCTTTGAGAGCCTTCATCGGAGCAGATAGGGTTTTCTTGCCCTGATGTACAGCTTCCATAACGGTAGGACCGAAAGCGTCAATCATCTGATTAACCCACATCTGAGCCGACCAAGCGTCATAACCCTCTTTCCACAAGTAAATATCGTATTCGTCTTGTAGCTCTTGATACCATGCCGTTACAACACTTGCGTCGATTTTGTTTCCGGGACAGGTACGCATAAAGCCCTGTTCTATCCATTTGTCGTAAGGAATTTTATCCTCGGTTACTTTTTTCTCTACGAGGTCGGCAGGTATCCAGTACATAGACAATACAAAAATATTTTCATTGTCAGGCACTCGAAACAACATCTTGGCCGCTGTAAGGTCGGTCGTGCTTGATAAATCTGCTCCGCCTACGCCATAGGTCGGACGGAGTTCCTTTACATCAAATTTTGTTTCGTTGTTAAGCTCCTCGAAATTGAGCCACGATTCGGTTGATGTTTCGGCTATGTTAAATTCCTTGCATACAAGATTTCGTACAAGTGACGGATTTGCCTGCGCTTTCTTGACTTTGCTTGCAAGAGCATTTCGATTTTTAATCGTCCCAAGTCCGGGGTTAGCCTTTTCCCAGCAATCGGGTTTTTCCCATTCTTCACGCTTGTCAAGCTCGTAGATGATGTAAAGGCTGTGTTCGTCCTTGTAACCTACATCGTCAAACAAACCATTCGTAGTGCGAACGGCATCGTCATAGATTTCATCATAGATGTCCTCTCTGATTTTTCCGGCTGTTGTTGTCACAAGGATAAGCGGTTGATCTCGTCCGATCGTACCGTCAGCCATAATGTCATACAACTGTCTGCCGTTCTTCCATTGATGAAGTTCGTCCATAAGGCAACAATGCACATTCAGACCGTCAAGCGTGTCCGAATCGGAAGCAAGCGGCTTAAATACTCCGCAGTTGTAATCCTCTGAACTCAATTCATTCAACAGCGGTTTAATTCGCTTCAATAAAGTTTCACTCTTGCGAACCATTCGTTTTGCTTCCTGCCATATAATCTTGGCTTGGTCACGCTTTGTGGCGACTGCATATACTTCGGGACCGGGTTCACCGTCACCGATGAGCATATACAAGCCAATCGCAGAGGCGAGCAAAGACTTGCCGTTCTTTTTTCCGATAATTAACACAGACAGGTTGTACTGCCGGATGCCGTCATCGTCCACAAAGCCAAAAGTCGCCGCAAGCCACGCTTTTTCCCACAGTTCAAGCTTCACAAGCTGACCGCCCATTTTACCTTTACTGTGTCGGCAGTAGTTTTCAACAAATTCAATAATGTGATTTCCTCGCTTGGCTTCATAGTGGTAGCCGTCTGTCGGGTTAATCACCTTATTACTTAAATGTTTGTACCACTTGCGTATTTTGTCGCAAACAGTAACCTTGCCGTTCTTTATCTGCTCGTAATATTCAAGTATCGGATTATAGCTTAATGGGTAGCGCTTCAAAGCTTGTCACGCCCTTCAACGAAATCGTCAAAGCCGTCTGTCGTTGCAGCCTTCGCCTCGGTCACTTTCGGAAGCATATCGTTGAGTTGCTTGATGTATTTAAGATAATTTCCAAGCATCGTGTTATACAAATCTGCCTCAGGCCTTTTGCGTGAGTACGGCTCTTGTGTTTCAGACTGTGAAAATAATTCAGTTAAGCCATAAATCGCAATGTCCCGTTGCAATTCTTTCAGTCTGATTCGAGTAAACGCCGCATTTTCAATCAAGCCAACGGCGAGGTCTTTTCTTTTAACCTCTATGTCCTTGTAGATTTCCGTTAATCGCTTTATCTCTCGCTTTATCGCTCTTTGTTCTTTCTGTTCGTCAGTCATTTTACAAGTGTCACCGTCCTTTCACACAAGTCTTTTAGGGGAGGGGGGGCTATATGTAAGGCGCGCAAAAAATCTAACTGCCCCCCTCGGTCCTACAGCCACCGATTTCCGATTTTTCGACGGGGGGGGATAATCGGCTGGAGCATTCCGCCTTCGTCAAAAAAATATTTTTTCGGTTCGCAACCTATCCCGTGCCCCGGTAAGTTATCGTGACATTTTTTGCATACATACATAAGATTTTCGTGGTTGAGAGTAACATCAGGATTGCTTACATTACTCTCATCAATCATAATTTTATGGTGCACGATATAGCCGTGTCGCTCTTTGCACAGCTGACACAAACCGCCGTCAACAAGCATTCGTTCAGCGATAAAGCTCTGTCGGCAATCCTGCCAACGTTTTGATTTGTAGAAACTCTTAGCAAACGCTTTAGCCATATATGCACCGCCAAATAATAATGGACTTACAATACAGATAGTCCTTCTGCATCATAAGTCCATTTTATAATTTTTTGCTGTTATTTTTAGGTACAATTTTATTATTGCAAGCTACTGTTTGTCTGCTTTAACCAACCCCAATAAATAATCAGATGTTACGCCTAAAGCAATAGCTAATTTACGAATAGTCATTGCCGTCGGCGACATCTCAGCAGTCAAATATTTGCATATCTGACTGCGCTGTATTCCCGACATTTTCGACAGTTTCGTTGCACCTATGTTTCTTGATGTCATAGCCTTTTCAAGCTGTCTTGAGAATGTTAAATCCGTTCTGTGTGACTTATCCATTTTCTGCCTCACTTCAACAATTCATCTGTTGTGATGTTAAATAAATTCGCTACAGCTATTATGGTTTCGATATTAGGCTCAAATTTTCCCTGCTCATAGTAAGATATACTCGTTCTGCTCAAATAGAGCTTTTCACCTAACTCATCTTGCGTTAATCCATTTTTAAGTCTTAACGCTTTTAGCTTTTCTGGGAATGCCATTATTTTTCACACTCCTTATCCATTTTTGCACCGCAATAGGGACAATATGGATACAATCTATGTTTTGTCATAATGATGTATTTATGGCAGTTTGTGCAAGTAAACCAAGCAAAACCACAAATATTTTTTTCAAATTTCCACTTTCCGTGCCTGATTTCTTCCATTTCACACACCGTAGCATGATTGGGTTTACTACCGTCAACTTTGATAATATGCTTAACTGTTTCGGCATTTCGTTTTGAATTAAAGTATATCGTGTTTACACTACCGTCTGCGAACGGTATATCCAAAGCATAATCACCACAAAAATCACGGATTTTTAATTCTTTTTCAATCATTGTTTTTCACGCTCCTTTTTTTCGGCAATAACATGCAAGCCTTTGTAACAATCATCACACAGATATATTTTTATTTTTCTCTTGCTTTCGATAGGAATTGCAATCCCGCTAAGGCAATCAGTATCAACCCTTACATAAAATTCCTTCATTTTAACTGTGTACGGATTTGGAATAATTTTGTAACAACTATCACACTGATAAATTCTCATTTATTTCACTTCCTTGTAAAACTCGTATCTGTTATCTTTGTTTTCAGCTTTTATTGCAATCGCTAAATCTTTTGTGCTTATTTCGTCTACACTGTAAATACTTTCTGTTGCTCTGTCAATCAATAAAATTCTTTCACCGTTTGCAACTTCATCAAGCACATCATAACTATAAACTGTTTCATACTTCCTCATTTTTTACACCTCTTTCATTAATTTTCTTTGCGAAAAAACTTCGCTATCAAGATACTTCTCAAGGCTATCTCGTGTCATTACTCTTTATCTTCCTCAATAGAAACAGGCTGATTCCAACATTCCGAACAAGTAATGCCGTTTCTGCATCCATTATAGTTCGTCAATCCTAAGCTACTGAGGCATATTTCGGGTGTTCCGTCATCCTTGAGCTGAGCATTCGGATAATGTTTCAGGAATTCCGTAAGATAAGTTCTCCGTGGATGCTCATCGCTCCATTTCTGAACGATTGCAATTGCTTTTTCGGGATAATACATTTCAAATTCTGGACACGGTAAACCTTCACCGTTTTTATTACTACACAAAGGACAGTTGCTACACTTAATTTCACACAGTCCGTTCTTTGTCCTTTTCGTCATCTTCAACTTTTCGTTGAAGTAATTCTCTGTTTTTGAACAATCAATCATTTTCTTCACCTCTCAATGATTTGGCAATTCTTTGTTGATTCTTGCGGATAAGGTCATTTATGTTGCAAAATAAATAATATGTCAACCCTCTTATCTCTTCTATATCATCTGTGACCATAATGCGATTGAGTTCACCGTCAATCATATCACGGGTATTATTGATTTCCTGTCTGAGTTTCATTTATCACAACTCCTATTTAAATTTCTTTTTGTTTAGCTAATATTTGCGGTACACATAATATTAAGAGATTTTTCAGGATTATCCCTATAAAATTTCTGAATCCAATATTTTTCCCGTTCCAGTATATTACAACCAAGAGGAACAATTTCAATAACCTCAAATTGATAATCTGTGATATTCTCTATTGGAAATCTTTCGGTTTTGAGATGTTGCCCCCAGCGAAAAACAGGAGCATACATTGTTTGTCCTATGTAAAATTCACCAGTTGATTTTTTGGATATTTTATATATGTATCCTGATACTTTCTCCGAAAACATATCTTTGGTGATATAAAATTCTTCATCATCGTTAGGTCTTATCTTGTTACGTTCTCTGCTCTCATATACTTGCTTACACTTATGGGAACAAAAGCGTTTTTCAGCATAATCTTCAATTCCGTAAAAATAGTTTCTAACTTCATAATCAGAAAAATATATTGGTTTTCCATAATATGTCTCAACGCTCGCACCGCAACAATCGCAAGTAAAAGTTACCTTATTAAAGTATTTTTCTGTTGAATAGCAATGCTCAGCAATAATCACGCAGTACAAATCACCAGGACAAAGTTTTCTGGAGTAGCGAAAGGAAATACCACTCCCGTATTCGTCTTTTATAATTTTTTTGAACTTTTCTCGACTTTCACAAATAAGGCAATCCATTACAAGTTCATTATTTTGAGATTTACTTATTGATGAGAATAGGCCAAATTCAAAATCTTTCTCTGCGTTTTTCTTGGCTGTTTTTTCATCTGCGACTTCATAAATTCGATAAACAATTTCTACCAATTACATTCACCTCTTTCTTCCGTAAGTACATATCCAGCCTAACTGCACTTCTTTCACATGCGGACATCTTTTGCAGCAATAAACACATATGTACAAACCTTTTTCAGAGTATGGGCATTTCCGTATGCTACACGGATGATATTCGTGTTTACACTTTCGACAAACCTGCAATTTCATAATCAATCACCCAATTGCAGATATTTTTCAATTGTCTGCTTTGCTGATGTACTGCCATAACATACCTTTACGGCGTATCCGCACCGTGAAAGATTCTGCAACCATTTATCCTGATGTTCAGAAGTCTTATTGTTGCCGACTTTAAGCTCAATATATAAGCCGTGATATTTACCTTTTGGCACAGCAAGGCATAAATCCGGAACACCTGCCCTAACTCCTTGCCTTTTAAGATGTGCGGCTTCGGCTTTATCTCTTCTGCCACCATTTGGAACAGCGTACAGCATTGAAAGTTCAGGATGTATTTTCATTTGCACACATTTATCCGCCCATTTAATGAGTTTACATTGCTCCTGTGCTTCAGACATCATTTTCATTTCCTCTCGTAAAACGGTAATTCTTATTTTTATCGGCTTTAATAAAAATTTTCGGATTAGCCATTTCTGAAATTCTACTGCCTAAAGCCTCATCAATCTGCGAAATCTGTTCAAGTGATAATTCAGATGTTATGACAGTCGGCAATCCTTCATTGTATCTGTAATTGATAATCTTAAATGTAGCATTGACATCAGCTGTTGAGACAAAATCGCCCCTGCGAGTTTTAAAGAAATCATCAATGTAAAGAATTTCCGCTTGCTTATATGAATTTATGAGAGCTTCATACACCTCTAAATTACTCGATGCCTGCTTGATTTTGGTAATATCATCCTGCCAAAGCATATATTTAGGTGCTTTGCCTTTTTTGAGTAATGCTCCGACAATAGCCGTACATATATGTGTCTTTCCACAACCGGGCTGACCGCCGAAGAAGAACCAATTAGAGCATTTGTCAATGTACTCATATGCTTTATCTTTCACATATTTCTGCCAATCTGAGGTTGTCTTGTAACTTTCAAAAGTATATCGTTTAAGAAGTTTTTGAAGACCGCTGTTCTGCATTCTGTGAAGTTCATCTCGAATTTTCATACAATTACATTTGCAAGCAACCACATCATATGTAACCTGCCCGAAAGGCGTTTCGCCTGCCTTTACACGGTAAATATAGCCTCGGTTCATACATTTCTCGCACTCATAGCCAATGAGCTTACCGGGTGTTGAGTTAAACACTTTTGCTTCTTGTTCGGCTCTTTCTCTCGGAGTGAGTTCTTTAGAAGACTTTCTCGCCCGTTGGATAATTTCCTCCGCTCGCTGTGGTGACATTATTCTTGACATTATCGCTTGGATTGAATCCATATCCTACACCTCCTCTGTCTTGGACCTTATTAAGCCATTTAGTAATGAACCCTTTAATGCCGGTTCTTGTTTTTCTCCTGCTCGGATTAGCTTCGAGCCACCCCAACATCGAACGCAATTGTTGTTCTACATCAACAGCAGGATACAAAATTTTGTAGTGCTGAACATCAGATTTTGAAACTGAATAATTACTCTTATCGTTCAAAGGTAATGTAATAAAAATATTTTCACCGGCGGTGTCGGCTGCATTTGCAGACGGCATCGCATAATAATTATTTCTATTTACTTTACTTTTCTTTACTTTACTTTCCTTTGTGTCATTCTCGGAGAGATTATGCTCATTCTCGGAGAGATTATGCTCATTTTCAGGTATAACTATGTAAGCCTTTGTTTCTTCCGTTTTCAAAAGCCAATATAATCTATTTATTGTGCGACCTCGCACGGAGCGTTTTTCGATAGCGTACATATATCGTTCTTGCATCATTTTGTTGGTCAGTATGCTCTCCCTATCAAACAGCCCGTTATCAAACAGCCCAATTCGTAAGCAAAGCTTAACTACCTGATTTACCGTATCTGATTTAATTCCACCGCTCATTCGTTTCGCTATCGTGGCAGCACTGGTTTCTTCTCGCCACTCATAATAGTAACCATTTGTTGCATAAGCTTTGGTACAAATCCAAAAAAATACTCCAAAGCCGTCCCAACCCTGTGCATCAATAAGCACATCAAATCTCTCATCATCATCGAATAAGTGAACATCCCAAGCCGCAAAGTCAAGCCCTCGCTTTGGTTGTCCAGCCATTCACTGTATCACCTCTTTCTTTTTGTATTAAGTTTCAGCTTTGTACAAAGATATTCATCAAGCTCTATACCGTAGATTTTGTACTTATCGAACAGCTCTTTTTCGTGCCGATGTGCTTCATCGTGGTGCTTTCTGCAAAGGCAAATGGCTTTCAGTCCAGTATGAACTATCTGTTCTCTATCTCGTCCCATACCAACTCTGTCTACGTGATGAACTTCACCCGGTGCATTGCATATTGCACACTTACGATTTTCAAGACAACTGTACAAGTATCTGCCTATATCATCTGTAACATTAAGCAAAGTATCTTTTGTTCCGATGTTTTGGTAGAAACAAAAATCTATCAGATAGCTTATGAAATCTCTTGCTACGCTTTTTTCGCAATCAGACAGAGAAAAGTATTCAATGCCAAATTCACCGCAAAAATTAAACTTGAAATATTCTTTAATCCATTCGGGATTATCTCCGCACCAAAATGCTATATCTCTGATGATTGCGTATGTTTTTCTTCGCTGTTCGGCAGAAATCGTGCGTCCGTCAACAATTCTGAGTTCAATTTCATGTACTTGTTTCTGTGCAAGTTCTCTGCCGATACGCTCATGCGGTCTTACTATTAAGTTATATCCGTCATAAGATACTATGTTCGCTGATGTAATCATACTAAGTCCTCGTGTTGGTGCATATAAACGAAGAAACTGTCATTACCCATATTTTGATACAACCATTCATCGCACTTTTCTTTGCTCAAATGTGTACGAAGAACTCTATCTTCGTACACATATTGACCTTTCAATCGTTTATCTTTTATTCGATTAAGTAATTCTGTCTTTGAGTAGTTAGCTTCTACAAGATACAAATCGTAGTTCTTAGCTGTTATATGAGCGATTTCCGATGTATCAGTTGCGTATATAACTTTATATATCCCCTGTTGAGTGTTGAAGTGTAACTTCCAGCCGATATTAGGAACATCATGCCGAAGTGGTACTGCTGAAAAAGTAATATTGCTGATTGAGTACCATTTATCCTGAGCGACTATGAAAGAATTGTATTGAAAGGAGGTATCACCTAATAAAAAAAGCTTTTTGCAAAGATAATTGGGGTAAATTATCCGAATACAAGGGTGTTCGGACAGCAGTCGCTTTAGAGTAGCAACGTTACAATGGTCTCCGTGTTGATGAGTTAAAAAAACATATTTAACTCGGTCAACCACTTCACACTCAACAAGTTTGCTGAACGGCACTCCGCAGTCAATCAAGACCTGACCGTCAAGAAAGACTGCGTTGCCCTTAGAGCCTGTGCTTATTATCTCTAAATCAATCATTTCATTCTGCAAGATCATCAATAGAGAACTGTTCTTCATCCGGTTCAGATGAAGATGAATTGTAAATTTCAGGTGTTTCAGCAGGAACTTCTGCATCGATCATAGTATCGGTGTCATAATTGGGAGTTCCGTCAGCATTGATAATATGATTATCAGCTTCATATGCTGTCTGCATTTCAACACTCATAATACCCCATTTGCTTATAAGCTGTCTGAGCATTGTCTTTTTTGCCATAGCATCAAAATCCTTTGCCCAAAAAGTGTAACTTGTACCCTTATTGACATCGCTTTCATATCCGGCTGAATACTTTAATGCGTGCTGTTTCATCTTATCCTTACTCCAGTAAAGAGCCTTTTCAAAGCCATTTACATAGCGAAAATAAGCATAGTATCCGATAGTTTCGGCAGATTCACGCTCTGTTTCATCTTCAATCATTTTAATTGCTATTTCCTCGGTGAGTGGGTCCCAGTTAAGTAGTTCGCCCTCTTTTACTTCTACAACATTAAGTCTTTTATACTGACCACTACGAATAGCGAGCTGTATGTATCCACGATAGCCAAGAACAAATGTAGCTGTTGTACGCTTATTCTTTCTGTCCTTAAACGGGACCATATAATACTGACCGAGCTGTGGTGACGGAGGAAGTCCGAGAGAGTGACCGCAAAGAGCCGCCGAAAGAATTGTAGCTGCATCGCATTCTTCGAGTGCAGGATTTGTACTCACCACAGATGTGATAGCCGCCGTAAATTTCTGAATTTCCTTCGGGTCTTTCATTGAGTTTGAAAGACTTTTCTGAAAAGCCTGTGTCTGGAGCATTGACGAAAACTTCGGCTTTCTCTGCTGAATCTGATTGTTTTGATTATTATAATTACTCATAGCGTAATCCCCTTTCGTTGATTAACTGCTTAACAGTGAGTGCGAAATCTTTAAGCTGTGATTTTGTACCGTAAACCTTGAATGACAATGACAGAACTTTTTCATCTTGCTGTGGCTGTTCTGATATTTCTTCAACCGGAGGAGCAACTTCTTCAGGCACATTTGCAACAAACGGTTCATATTCGTCAAGAGTGTTGCTCACAGCCTGCTCGGCTTTTTCACGCTCTGCTCTTTCGGCTTCTGCCCTTGCTTTTTCTTCTTCAATAGCCTTGTACCTCTCGGTTACGGAAGTTATTGCAACCGATACATTCAAAGACCGCTTATACTCGTACAGGATTTCGTCCTTGTGCTCCTGCGTTGCGATAAGCTTTAAGTCATCCATAATCTTGTCAAGGTTAGATTTTATAGTTTCTTTAAGCTTTTTGAGAGATACGCTCATAGTAATGTTTAAACTAACTTGCTCATATGCCACAAAATCAATACCGAGTGATTTTGAATACTCATCAAAATAGCTTTTTGATTTTTCGTACTTTTCCTGTTTAAGACCCTGCTCAATGGCGTCAACCTTACCTTTAAGGGCGGAATCAGCTTTCTTATAAGGCAATAACACGCAATCTTTGTAAACTGTTTCAAAAGCCTCATAAGGTGTTATTATTTCCGATTTAACCGCTTTTCGGCGAGTTTCAAATTCCGCAAATTCCTTATTGAGCGATGAACGCAACTTCTTGATTTCCTTGTAGTTTTCGTCTGTACATATCATTTCGCAGGCAGTGTTTACCTTTTTCTCAATTTCAGATTTAACCAGCTTGAGATTCTCGATAATGACAGGAATCTGAGCTACCTGAATTAAATCGGTTGAATCAGGTTCTGCATCATTAACTGTTGACAGATTTTTTACTTCTTCCATATCAGCAGTTTCAAGCAAATTAACGGGTTCTGTAATTTTGGTCATTTTATGTTACCTCCTTAATCTATTGACCATTCTTCCTCGGTAATGCCGTGAAAAAGTTCGGCACATTCACGAGAACAGAAAATATCATCATTTGTATCTCTGAAATATGTATAATCATATCTGAGTTCTGCGTTGCACGCTCTGCAATGCCCCATTACCAGTACTTGCGGTGCGTTTGGGCACATCGGATTACACGGAGTGCTTCTGCATACTTCGTACATTTTAATATCTCCTAACTATTGATTTTTCGATTCAATATGATATAATGAGCTTGTTTAAATTTCTTTTTGTTTAATCCCGTGTTGCTGTTCCTAAGCAATGCGGGATTTCTCTTTGCCTGCAAGTTGCATTTCAAACAACGCCTTTGATACTCTTTCAGCTCTGAGTTCTTCCCTGATAAGCTGTTCAAGGTAATAATCCTCAAGGCGTTCACCGTTTGCATCACCAAATCGGCTGATAATAACCGCCAACTTGTTCTTAGCGTGTGCCTTAGCAATTTCAAACTCAGATTCAGTGCATATGTATCCGTTTGAGGATATAAAATCAGTGTAATTCAAAATATTTTCCCACCTTTATATTTGATAAACATTTTGCTAAGGTCCGCAAAATGTTCTTTTCATCAAACAACCTTGTAGTCGTTGGCATTTTCAACCCCCACACATTCAAAAACGATTGTTTCGGGGTCAGGCGTTTCAAGGGCTTTGAGCTTGCGTTTTAGCTCTCGGTTTTCGTGACGATAACCGCTTGACGCTGTTTTTTCAAGTGCAAGGTCTGTTCTTGCGTTTCTCAACTCAATGCCGAGATGTCTGTTCTCTGCTCTGAGGTTTTCAATATCTTTGAGCAGTTTTCTGCGTGTCGGGTAGTTTCTTAAATGCCACATTTGTTAATGCTCCTTTATGTATTGTCTGATTTCTTCCTTATCAAATCGCCAAAGCTTTCCGATTTTGTGGGCAGGAAGAATGCCCCTTTGTGCAAGCCGTGTTGTGTAATCAACATTAAGTGCAAGCAACCGTGCCACATACGGCACATCAATTATCACCGGCACTTCATCCCAATTGATGATAGGTCTTTCTCTCGGCATATGTACACCTCCTATTTTTCGTTGGTAATTTTGTCCGAAACGATTTCGACTGTGTCAATAAGTTTAAGTTTTGCCATTTTCTCACCTGATTTCTGTTTTACCTATCTTGATTTCTACACCCAAAGCCGTTAAGAGCCTGTCGGCATTTTCAAGAGAAATGCTCTTTTTGCCTTTTTCCCAATACTGAATAGCTCTTTTAGTAAAGCCTGATTCCTTAGCAAGCTCGCTTTGTGAAAGGCCTTTCTGTTTCCTGCTTTTAAGCAAGATTTCAGCAAATTCATTAATGTGCATTGATTTCACCAACTTTCTATGATATACTATATGTAGTGATGAACGGCAATTCATTACACTATATAATGAAAGGGGTCTTTGCTTATCAAAAAGGCAATTTATAACTGCGAATCATTGAACGATAACTTTAGTAAGAAAAATCTTGAAATCGAATATCCGTCAGTCTGTCCTATGTGTCACAAATCTGGCGACCCCTCGTATTTAAGCTCCTACTATATTGACGATGAACATACTTATCCAAATCTTTTCGTTCATTTCTTCTGTCACAATTGTGAAAAGACCTTTTTAGGTAATTATCATATAGGTCCTTATCACGGTTTAACTGAACTTATGGGCTTCGAACCTATTTCTAGAGTAGAAGAACGAGAGTTTCCTAAACACATAAAAGACTTATCCCCTGATTTTTGTAACATTTACAATCAGGCTTATGCTTCCGAACAGTACGAATTAAAAGATATTTCAGGTATGGCTTACAGAAAAGCCTTAGAGTTCTTAGTAAAGGATTACGCAATAATGTTACAGCCGAACAATAAAGATAATATCGTTAAAGCACCATTATCAAGATGTATCAATGATTACATTGATAACAACAGAATCAAAAAATTAGCAGTAGCCTCTGCTTGGCTTGGTAATGATGAAACACATTACGAACGAAAATTCAAAGATTATAATATTGATAACTTAGTCGAATTTATAAACGCTATTGTTTCTTTCATAGATTCTGATATATCCGCTGTCAATGCAGAAAGAATGATAGAAGGTAACTAATTATCCTTATCTGTTGAGAACTTAAAACTAAAATTGAAGAATTCAAGCTGATTGATTGTATCCTGCAATTCGTCAGCTTGTTTTTTTGCCTTTTTTATAAGGCTTTCAAACTCCTGCAAATTTGTAGCCGATATATTAAGCACTCCTTCATTTGAATAGTTGCCTATCATTTTATTTTTCATTTCTTCACCTCTTTTCAGCAAAGTCCGTTTAATAGGATTGTGATTGTGTGGTATTACCTACTGTTCTTTTTAAGAATTTCGTTAAGCCGCCGAACCGAATAAATCTTCGATAGATAAATCAGTTTGTAAAACCGACTTTAAGCGGAGAGCTTCATCAAGCGTAAATGGATATTCCCCACGCATTTTTGCACAAAACTGTCCGTATGAAATTCCCATTTTCTCGGCAACTTCTTTCTTTTTCATTTTCTTTTCAAAAATGATTACTTCGATTTTGTCAAACACGATTTTTCACCTCCTAAAATGCGATATTTCGTGTTTCTGTATTAAATATAACACGATATTTCGCACTTGTCAACGGATTTTTAAAAATATTTTTACGAAATTTCGCATTTTAGTATTGATTTTTCGTAAACAGCGTGTTACAATCAGTAATAGTAAAGGGTGATTAACTTGACAAGAGAAGATTACATAAAACAGTTAATAAGTGACAAAGGATTTAGTGTAAAAACCTTTGCCAAAAAAATTGAAATACCATACAGCACACTTAGATCTATGCTTAAAGGCTCTATTGGTGGAGCTGCTGTTGATAGTGTGATTAAAATTTGTGCAGGTTTGGGAATTAGCATAAACGATTTGCAAAATTGCAATGCGGTTAAACTACCTTTTGAAACATCAGACAAAGAAAAGAAACTTATAATCGCATACAGAAATAGCCCTGAAATGCAACCTGCAGTCGATAGATTGCTTGGTGTAGAAGATGAAGTATTGATACCAACGGTTAAAGCTGCACGAAGCGACGGCAATAATCAGCCTATCGAAATAGTTAATCTCCCTGACCTCAGCAAGTTTGAGCCTGACGATACAGACTTATAAGCATTACATAATAAAAAACACCCCATAGGTTACAATACCTATGAGGTGGTAAAACTTGAATTATGGTAAATACAAACAGGCACGCAATGCCTCTTGGCAATGTTTGATTGATTATAATATAGATAGCCTACCTGTTAAGGTAAGCCGAATAGCTAATCAAACCGACATTGTTTTATTAAATAATTCGGCGGTCAATCTGCTAAGTGAAAATGAGAGCGGAATAACTTTGATGCAAGATGATAAGCTGTACATCGTCTATGCTGATGAGCAATCTCCTCAGCGTTGTAGATTTACAATTGCCCACGAACTCGGGCATATCTTTTTAGGGCATCTGTTTGCTAAAAATGGTAAAGGTTTTGCAACAACCGACGATGCTGAACATTCAGCAAATGTATTTGCTCGAGATTTGTTGGCTCCGGCCTGTGTACTCCATGAGCTACACGCAACAAATGCTGCTGCAATTGCAAATTTATGTGACATTAGCCTTGAGGCGGCAACCTACAGGGCAGAAAGAATGGCAGAGCTCGAACGCAGAAATGCCTTTTATTTGCACCCTCTTGAACGGCAAGTAAAGGAGCAATTTGCAGAATTTATAAACAAAAGAAAAAACCTACCATAGTCGCCGCTATGGTAGGAAAAATAGGAATAGTGAGAAGTTGGAACTCCTCAAATATTATTATATAATATTTGACATTATGTGTCAATGAGGAGGCTATTATGGGATTATTATCAAAATTATTTAAAAAGCCAAAATCAGAGGTAAAAACTCCTGCGATGCAACCGGAATCGGGCAAGTCGCACACGAAAGTTTTTAAAGTTGCAGGTGTTACCTTTCAGGGCAGGCAGAAGTTACTTAAACAACTCAAAACTGACAAAAAAGCAGGCAAAGTGCTTAATGTGCAGTTACAGGAATACGATTATAAAGGCGAGCCTGCAATCAAGGTGCTTGTCAACGGTTTAGATGTCGGCAATCTCCATATAGAAGATGTAGCTTTTGTTAAAGAAAATCAAGAGCGAATTCTTGGCATTAACGATTTTACAATTGGTGAACATTACGATGAGAACGATAAAGTAAGTTATAATGCAAAGGTTAAAATGCTCATAGCAAATAAAAATTAAAATAAAAATAAAAATAAAAAACCGCCCTGACCTGTTGGCGCAAGTCAGAGCGGAATCACCTACACAGGGTGCAGATGACGCAATTAAACGCAAAATAATTGTATCACATTCCCCTGAAATTTTCAAGCATTGAATATCAGGGGATTTTTGCACCCTTTTTTAAGCAAAAGGAGTGTATAAAATGAAAAAACGCAAAGACGGGCGCTATCAGAAGAACATCTATATCGGTCGGGATGAAAACGGTAAACGAAAGTACAAATCCGTATGCGGCACATCACGAAAAGAGGTTGAAACGCTTGCCGCCGAATTAAAACAAAAACTCGGCAAAGGCATAGATATTTCATCTGATGATACATACGGATGTTGGAAAAAACGCTGGCTAACGGTTCAGAGGTCACTGCAAACACCACAGCAATACAAAACGCTTGAACGGTATCTCAAACATTTCACAGAGCTTGAACCTTACAAAATCAACAAGCTGACAATTTCCGACTTTCAGGAAATCGTGTTCGACTTAGCCGCTAAGAACCCTACAACAGGCAAACCCACAGCGAAAAAGTCGCTGAAAGAGTTCATCGCAACCGCAAGCCGAGTGTTTGAGTATGCTATTGAAAACCGAGCTATCGACTTCAACCCACTGAAATATGTCAAAATATCAAAGAATGCGGCAAAGAAAAAAGAACGCAGAGCCTTGTCACCTGAAGAGCAAAAGCTAATAATCAACACTCCGCACAGAGGAAGATTGCCGGCAATGATTATGTTGCTTGCAGGACTGAGAAGAGGTGAATGCCTCGGCTTGCAATGGGCGGATATTGACTTGAAACGCAACAAAATAAATGTTCATCAGACTTTGGTTCTTGACGGAAACAATTCTTACATAAAAGCAGGAGCGAAAACAGAAGCAGGTGTCCGCAAGGTTGATATTCCGACCGTTCTGTCAGACTATCTGAAAAGCCTTGCACCCCACTCCCCATTTGATTATGTAGTCACAACCACCAAAGGCAAACTTATGACAAATTCAGCGTGGCGGAGATTGTGGGAGAGTTATATCAATTGCCTAAACCTCGAAGCATTCAATTCACAGCAAAGCAAAATTGTCGGCATTGCTCCACGCAGTAAATACTGCCCCGACGGTATTCCGCAGGTCATAGAACCGTTTACAGCTCATTGTCTTAGACACACCCACGCAACAAATCTTTTCTATTCGGGCTATGATATTCTCTACATTCAACACCAGTTAGGGCATACCAAGCCCGAAACCACCTTGAACATTTACACGCATTTAATGCAAGATGATACTGAAGCACCTGCGAAAAAACTTGATGATTTTCTCAATCGTAAAATAAGCTAAAAAATAAATGCAAGGCAAATGTTAGGCAACTGAACTTGAAAAGTCCGATAAACACTAAGCTTTTCACACATTTATTAAGTGGTTTGGGACCAAGATGCCGCAGGTTCAAGTCCTGTCACCTCGACCAAAAAAGGTGGTTTTTTAACCACCTTTTATTTTTTATCAAAATTACTTAAAATGCCTTAAAAGTGG